GCCAAACAAGCATTTTAAATGCTCAAATACAAACCCTTGACGATTTACAAAAATTCTGGCACGATCAACATCCAGCCGCCCGTGTAATCGCTGAGGCATATCTAATGAACAAGTCCGTTTGACGACAATGTTGATCAACCAAAACATGACTGTCATGTGAAGTCGAATGAGAAGTTTGCTAACTTGACAGCGAAAGGGGTGGATGCTATGTTCAATAGGACTATTGCGAAATACAATGTCCGAACGTACCCCCGCCAGGCTCCGTTGGTTAAATTATTGGCTCTTACTTTGCATACAGTGACCTCCAAATTGTGGCAAGCATTGGATGATATGGCTTTGTGGCGGACTAAATTGCCATACGTTTCAGTGTGTGGTTGGAACATGTTCGAGATTGGGGAGGCAATGTATGATGCTTGGTGTCATTGTCAAACGGTTGCGCAAGACTTGGACCGTACTGATTGGGTCATCTTCTGTATGGGGGATGACATGGAAATCATTATGGCTTGGCTTGGTAAGGTTTGGTTCTGGAATATTGACAAGTCTAAGTTCGATTCTACTGTCAAGAAACCTCACTTAACACTGGAAGCTATCTTGTATTCTCGCTTATTGCGGGGGGTGCCGGAGCTGGCCAGCACCTTTAAAGTGGATACAAAGCCGCAAACACTCTATTTCCAATACCACACGGTTTCTTTGAAATCGGCGTGTCGCCTCAGTGGTTCTCCAAATACTTCCTTGGGAAACACTGTTGAATGTGGATTTACTGCAGCTTATACTTTGGAACATCTTTTGTTTGGAGGTGCTCCGCCAGCAGATATCGACAGCTTTCGCGACGGCTTTATTCGACATCAGAAGAACTTCTTCAATTTTGAAAATAAAGTCGAAATTGTCACTAAACCCTCACTTGTTAAGTTTCTTTCAGCAAAATTGATTCCGATCTTTCGTGCTGATGGTGAGTCTTGGCAGTTGGAGTTTACATTTAAATGTATTGAGAAGTTGGGATTCACTTTAGCTCCCTTCTCCTGTGACTATCATACTTTTCTGTATAATTTGTATGTTGCTTGCGATAAGCTAGTTGCTGCGGACTTCTTGTTTCATAGATTGTTTATGGGTGCTATCGCCAAGATCCCAATTGAGTTTCGCAAGAATCTCTCTTCAGAACTTGACGATGCCCTTCCTTGGTTCGTTCGCAATACTGTTCATTCTAATCTTCCTACCGATGTGGTTCCTGATGAAACTGCCCAACGG